AAACGCTGTCCCGAAAGGCTTAACCGTTTCGCTAGTACCTTCAAAACTACGACGCAAACATTCCCAAGCAAGATAATAGACATCACTTTGTGATTCTTTTTCTCTGAACGCCTTATGGAAACCCATTTTGGCATGGTTCTCGAATGCGTATTCGATTGATGGCGTGATCTGATGCTCAGATACAGTGCCATCGGTTCTAGTGATTTTTAGCTTTGCCATTTCTTTTAGCCCTTTTCTTTAGTAGTTAGATTATGACCAAGTACCAGTTGAAGCAGTTGCTGTCTTGCTGTTGCAAGTAAAGGTTAGATCCATCATACCTTCATCGGCTACTGCGCCGTTGATGTCTGTTAGGTTATCAACCAAGATTGTGCCTGAGTAAAGCAGGTTAGTTGCTGATACCGCAGCTGATGAATCTTGAATTGCTTGCCATGCAACAGTTGTGCCATAAGCAGCCTGAAGTGTTGCTAGAACGCTTCCTGCTGCTGTGTCGTTCAAGAATGAAACTGTGAGTGTGTCTGCTGATAGTCCAGTAACAAACTTGTGAGCTGTGTCGCCCATTGCAGTTACTTCGATCTGATCTGCTACACGATTAAGGGTGAATGCAGTTACATGGTCAGAAAGATTAACAGTAGCAATCTTTAGACCAACCTTGTTATTTAGAAAAATTGCCATGATTATTCTTCTTCCTTCTTAGTAGTTACTGGCTTTGGTGCTGTGGTGATCTGACCAATCTTCTTCAAGAAGGCTAGATCCTCTGGTGTTAGGTCTGACATATTAACTCCAACTTGTTAGGATTGATACGGAAATCTCGCAGCTGAGCAGATCACCTGATGCAGCGTTGAGAATGCTTGGGGCAGATACACTGCCTACATTATACTTTAAAGAACTAGCAGCTAATAAGTTAAACACTCTAACCAAGTTAGTTTCAATGCCGTTTAGATTGCCTTCGTTATCGAATAAAGGCACTGTAATAATAATCTTAAAATTAGCCAAAGGACTTACTGTGTTGCGCGCGTTATTGCTTGGCGCAAGATAAGGATCGTCCGGGCTTACGATAACTGAGTTAGCAAGAACAACTGAAGGTGGAAAAGCAAAAGTCTGCCAAAGTGAGTTGTCAACTAACGCCGTTGCCAGTGTAGTTCGAAGGGTAGTAATCGCTGCTGGCATTAGCCCACCATTGAGCGAGGGTCTAGCGCGTGTGCGATCAATCCTCTGACCTTAGCGAGAAGCTGTGCGCTCATTCGGTAAGGTGAGGGCTGGAAATCTACGGCATTTGAACCAGACAATGTGCTGGTTCTTGCTTGCCAGATCTCAACAGCTATCATGAGAGCCGCATTCTGAATAGCCATGTCGGCTGTCCAGTCTGTGTAAGTTCTTGAAGCAACTGATCCATAAGGGGCAATAGCATGCTTAGGCTGCGCTGTTGCATGCGCGGTATTCATTGTAATTGAATAATCACCAACGGCTGTAATGACTTTGCTTCCATTGTAATTACTACCAGAATTGGTAATTGTTACAGTTTGACCAACGTAAAAAATCTCCTTGACAGGATCATTAAAGTAAAGAGTGCCTGAACCAACAACATTTTCGTGAGCTACTGAAAAATAAGTAGGACTCCAAAGCATTGGAAGTAACACTGCATCGGCTGCATCGCATACTTCTTGAATTGTTGCATCTGGGTACAGCGAGCCAACGCCGAGAACGCTCTTGAGTTCAGCTACTGTGCAGAGTGCCATTCCAATTCCTTTCTAAAGACCAAGAGGGGGCAAGGGCTATGCCCCCTCTCAGCGACTTAGTGGGCTTACGCCTTGTTGTTCTTGAATGCGCCAGCGGCAACCTTAGTTGCGATTGCGCCGAAGCCGTAGTAACCGATGGTTACTTGACCTGCTGCTGTTGATTCTGCGCGTAAGCGGTATGTTGGTGACTCATACCATGTGTATGCATCTGGGTTAACGATAAGGATTGTGCCATCGCCATCGCCACCGTTTGTTGGATCGACATAGAGGTTAAGTCCTGCAACATTACCTGTTAGTGATGTTGGTGCTACTTGACCGCCAGCGTTCATTGGCTGTGATGCTGTGTAGATTGGGCGACCTGAATCGTTAAGTGACATAATGTTTGACCATTGTCCTGTTGATACAACCATGTTGCGAGCAAATGGGTTAGCTAGTCCTGCTGTTGCTCCGTAAACAGAAGCAGATCCGCGAGCAACAATTCCAAGCAATTCAGCTGCTGTTGGATATGTTGCAACTGTTGTTGCATCAAGTGATGCACCTGAGATAAGTGCAGCGTTTACTGCTGCGTTTGTTGTCTTTGCATAAGCTGCTGCCATGTTACGAACAAGCTCATCAAAAAATGCGGGCGATGTGCGGTCTAAAAGCTCGACAGAGAATGTCTGTTGTCCAGCATACTTCTTAACTGTTACTGACAAGAACGCTGCGTTCTGATCTGTATCTGTAAATGCTGCACCTTCTGCAACTTCACCGACTGCTGGCATTTGTGTGATCTTTGGGATCTCAAATGTCATACCGGCATCTGGAAGCACTCCGCGAGAAATTGCATCGATCGATGGGCGGATTGTTGTGCCAAGTGGGTTGATGATTTCATTTAATTGACGAGTTGGTACAAGACCAGCGTTGTCTGTTGTGTCATCTGCTGCAAGTAGGTATTGACGAGCTGACTCATCACCTAGTGCTGCACGAATTGTGTTTTCTGCATACTTAGCAGCTGTTACTTCAATGCGTGGCTTTGTGTAAGCCATTGCTGTGACAGTTGGGCGAGCAGCTTCGACCGCTGGTGCTTCAACTGGTGTTGCTTCGACTGCTGGAGTGGTGTTTTCCACGGTGGCTGTCTCGCTTTCTGTTGGTTGGGTTGATTCTTCTACAGCAGATTCTTCTGCTGCAATATCAGTAACTTGAGCTGACTTAAATGCTGGCTCAGTCACTAAACTTACTTCGACCAAGCGAGCAGCAGACACATAGGTCACGCCGTCCTTGATCTTTGACTTTAGAACTTCTGCACCGATACTTAAACCTGATTGCAATCCTTCTTCGGCAAGGATCAAAGCTTCTGTACCGCGCTGTGAGCGACTTACAGAAAACACTGCATCGATAGAATTCTCTGACTCGGAGAAGCTGACGGCACGACCCAAAGGTTTTTTAGAATCATGCTGATTTAATAATTTTATGCTCTTAGGATCTGGGATTTCGATTGATCCAGAAGCAAAGATAACTTTGCCCATGTTAGTAGATCCTGCTTCAATGTTAAGAGGCACGATCTTGCCTGAAATAGTGCGATTGGCTGAATCGGCTGTTAGTTCAGCTGCGAAGGTGATTATCTGGGTCATTCCATACCTTGACTTCCGTTAGGTGTTAGATCTGTCATTTCCATTGCTTGTTCTTGAGTAATGAGTTCAAGTTGTAATAGTTTTTCAATTACTGCTAGTTCTTGCAGTGGATCAGTACGCAAGAAGTTTTTGTCAATGTCAAACTTAACAACATTGCCACGAGCTGTGATGTCGTCCATCGATAAACGATCTTCGATAGCAGTAATGAATGGTTGTAAAGATAATGTTAAGAATTGCTTGCGCTCATCTTGCACATTTGCATAAGTCATTGAATTGTTCTGATCTGCTGAAACATAATAGGCTGGCACATTGCAAAGTCGCGCAATTTCAGTGGCCAAGTTAAAAATGGCTTCTCCGTACATCATTTCTTTAGGTGAGAATGACACTGGCTTATATTCTAAAGTGCTAGTCAAATAAGCGGTTGAACGATTGTTGCGAGCGTTACGCCAAGCAGCTAGTAATCCTGAAACTTCTTTAGGATCAAGATCAGCACCGGTATTTTTAATATAACCAGTAGCCATTGGAGTAGATGCAGCAATTGCTGCTGCTTTCTGAACATCGATGGCTGCGCGAATTGTTTGAATGCCTGTTGTTAAGATACCGGGCAGCAAAGATTGGAAAGTAATTAAACTGCCAAGACCGTCCATTGGCAATGTCGTTCCATCAACTGCATAAGACTTAACAAAAGTGTTTGTGCTATCTAAAGTCGCAGTGACGCGATTGTTAGCAATCCACTCAAAGCGAGATGGTCGTCCGTCCTCATTGTAGACTTCGACAACCTGCCAGAAAGCTTGCGAATATAGAAGCAAACTTTCAACAGTGTAAGCGATCGTAACTGATCGAGGTTGAGAATATGAAGGTTGCTCTAACCATACTGGTGAACCAAGTTCTTCATTAGTTGATTTTCTGTAAAGCTCTAAAGGGATTGCGCCAATAGTGCCAGCCAAAAGATTGCGGCATCTTTGCAATGCTGGTACGGAGAGGGCATCTTCTCTGCTGACAAATGCATATTGAAACGGCATCGCATAAGGTGAATACTCACCTAAAACTTGAGGGGCATACTGCGCTTCGACAGTTGACTTTTTAGAAGGTGATTCTGCGCGCGAAAATATACCCATGGCCTAAATGATAGCACAACCTAGACAGATTGCTAGTATTTGTCAAGTTATTATTTGTGGTTTTGGTTGAGGGATCATCAACTTGCTGACAACCATTGCCAAGCCGATTGGGGCTGAGATGTCACCAGCAGATTTGCGCTTGATGATTCGCCACGCTGAGTCGTTGACTTTAGCTGCACAGTTGTTCATCTGTTGGATTAATTCTGCTTGACCATTGTGGACTAATCGATGGTTGACTAAGCCTTCTAACAGATCGCCACAGGCTTTGTAGAACTGCTGGCCTGAGATGTCTTCGGTCATAACTCCAGAGTTGCTTAATCGATCCGCAATGGTTTGGGTTGCGTATTTATCAAAGCAGACAACACGCGGCTTATAGATGTCGCACCAGCCCTTGATTGCTGCTGCCATCTTGAGTTCATCGATGGCCACTTGTGAGCTGTAAGTTTCCAAGATCCCGATGCCAATCCGTCCATCTGGCAGCAGTTGTCCTGCGACTAATGATCCGTTCCGCCTTGACGGACTGACATCGAAACCGAATACAGTATAAGCCCCCGGACTCATTTCCAGTGTGTTATCTGAAGTTTCTTCAAGAACGCCATGCGGCCAAGGACTTGACAAGCTATCGATCCACTGGCAAAGGGTTTCGGTTCTTGTATTTTCAATCGGACTGGTTGCAATAGCTTCTTCGATTGCTTCTTCCGTAATTGTGTAACCAAGGGAAGGGTTAGCCAAAGCCCATGCTGTTCGATCTGTAATCTTGCAATACTGAGGCGCGGAATACTCATAGAAGCCATAAGACTTTGGTGGGTAATCAATAGCGCGTTCTCTAAGGTCATTAAGCACAGTGCTAAAAGCATCACCTGCATTTGAAGTCAAAAGGGTCTGCGAATTAGGGTGGGCTCTAGTCGTTGGAGTCGCTGCTCGGAATCCGTCCTCGGTGATCTCTCGAACTTCATCGATGTAAAGCAATCCATTGACAGATCTTCCGCGAGAGCCATCTCTAGTAGCTGCGACAACATCAAGCCTTGCACCAGACAGCATCTCGATCGATTCAGTGCCGTTGGCGTGTCGGATCTGCTTCACGAACCCTTTGAGGTGATCGTTAGTTTCGAGCAAGTGGGTGACCTGCCTAAATGTGTCTAAAGCCATGCTTCGATTTGAAGACATGATCAGGACATTGGTATTCCACTTGATCAAGTGAGCAAGGATTAGCATTCGCGCCAAGTGGGTCTTGCCGTTCTGTCTAGCCACCAAGATTAGGTTTGTTTTGCGAATCCAGTTGCCCTTTTTGTCAACGGTGAGCATATCTTTAAGCACAAACTCCTGCCAAGGCATCAAAGGCATCTTTACGATCTCACAGAGATCCTTGACATCTTGCAGCTTGTTTTCGCCCTTTAGAAGTGGGCTGTGAAGCCTTGGTTTGGTTGCCCCTCGTAGGGCTTTGGATCTTTTGGGCTTATCTGTCATTGACTCGGACTAGGTCGGGTCTTAAAAGGACTGTCCAGCATCGGTTCGGACTGTGTCGGGGAGATATTGCCAGG